AATGGAGATTGATCAGCGTTGGGTCGTTCAACATGCTTCTGATCGTCAGGAGTATATCGATCAGGCTCAGTCGTTGAATGTATTCTTTAGACCAGATAGTCATATCAAATATATTCATGCTGTTCACTTTCAAGCATGGAAACAGGGGTTAAAAACAATGTATTACTGTCGTTCTGATAAGATCGCTAAGGCTGATAAAGTAGCTAAGCGTATCGAACGAGAAGTAATTAAAGAAATCAACTTGCACGATCTTGCCGAAGGCAATGAGTGCTTAGCATGCGAAGGATAATATGGTAAAGAAAAATAATAATAGAATGACTGATGAAAGAACATACTTCAAGCCATTCAACTATCCATGGGCATATGAGGCATGGTTGAAACATGAACAGGCTCATTGGTTACACACAGAAGTTCCAATGATGGAAGATGTTAAAGATTGGAAGAAGAAATTAACTAAAGAAGAAAAACAGTTCTTGACTAATATCTTCCGTTTCTTCACACAGGGCGACATTGACGTAGCTGGTGGATATGTGAAGAACTATCTTCCATATTTCCCACAACCAGAAATTCGTATGATGCTTTCTGGATTCGCAGCACGTGAAGCACTACACATTGCTGCGTATTCTCACCTAATTGAAACTTTGGGTATGCCAGAATCAACTTATAATGAATTTCTAGAATATCAAGAAATGAAAGATAAACACGATTATGTTACCGAACTCTCTTCGAAAAATGGTACGCTTGAATCTACAGCAACGCACATCGCTGTATTCTCTGCTTTCACCGAAGGTATGCAGTTGTTTAGTTCTTTTATTATGTTACTTAATTTTCCTCGTCATGGTTTGATGAAGGGAATGGGTCAGATCGTTACATGGTCAATCGTTGATGAAACCATGCATGCTGAAAATATGATTAAGTTATTTAAAGAATACATTAAAGAGAACCCAGAAATCTGGAATGATTCTTTAAAGGGTAAAATTTATACCATCGCTGAAAAGATGGTAGAACTTGAAGATAAGTTCATTGATCTTTCATTCGCTAATGGTGATATGAGAGACCTTAAACCAGAAGATGTTAAACAATACATCCGCTACATCGCAGATCGTCGTTTAATTTCTTTAGGTATGAAAGGCATCTTCAAAGTTAAAAAGAATCCTCTACCATGGGTTGAGGAAATGATTAATGCACCAGTACATGGTAACTTCTTTGAGAATCGTGTTACTGATTATGCTAAAGGTGCATTATCTGGTTCATGGGACGACGTATGGGGGAAAGCAGCGTAATGCCAACAAGACATTTTGAGTGCGAAGAATGTGGCGCACATGGTAAAATAGCAATCAAGGGTGATGATCATCAATTAGAAGATATTGTTTATTGCCCGATCTGTTCTGCAGACATTTACGAAGAAGAAGAGTTCGAGGATGAGGAATAAATAGTTGGTTAACACTGACTATTATTCCAATGTGGACTTATAACAATACTATAATTGAAGAACTACCAGAAGACTGTGTTGGTTTTGTTTATTTGATTACGAACAAAACCAATAACAGAAAATATGTAGGTAAGAAACTAGCCAAGTTCTCAAAGACAACTACCAAAACAGTTGTCTTAAAGAATGGCACAAAAAAGAAAAAGAAAATCAAGTCAAAGATTGACTCTGATTGGATGGAATATTATGGATCAAGCATTGAATTAAACAAAGATGTAGAACAACTCGGCGAAGAAAACTTCACTAGGGAAATTCTTTTCTATTGTAAATCAAAGGCTGAATGCTCATACATTGAAGCACGTGAGCAGTTTGCAAGAAAGGTATTAGAAACTGATGACTATTACAACGGACAAATATCTGTAAGAGTTCACGGTTCTCATATTAAAAACAAACTATGACGAAACTACTATTCATAACAGCATTGGCATTATCAGCCTGTGCTGCATACTACTCAGTTATGGGACTGCTGGCTATTTTTGCTGCAGCGGTTATACCCATTTTCATTATGGGTACTTTACTAGAAGCATCAAAGTTGGTTGTGGCATCATGGCTTTATCGCTCATGGAAAGAAATTCCAAAATTGATGAAGGTTTACTTCACAATAGCATTAACAGTATTAATGTTGTTGACATCGATGGGTATCTTCGGTTATCTATCAAAGGCACACTTAGACCAAGCAGTTCCAACTGGAGAAGTGTCAGCTAAGTTGGCATTAATAGATGAAAAGATTAAAACAGAAAAGGAGAACCTAAATGCAAGCCGTAAAGAACTTTCTCAACTCGATTCTCAGGTTGATCAAACCATCGCAAGAACGACCGATTCAGCAGGAGCCGATCGAGCAATCGCCATCCGTAGAGGTCAGCAAAAAGACCGAGCCAGAATCCTCAAAGAAATCGGCGACTCGCAAACCAAGATCGCAAAACTCAACGAAGAACGTGCGCCAATCGCCAGCGAAGTCCGCAAAGTCGAAGCCGAAGTCGGTCCGATCAAATACATCGCAGCACTAATCTATGGTGATAACCCAGAAGAAGATGTCTTAGAAAAGGCAGTTCGCTGGGTTATTATTATGATTGTTCTTGTGTTCGATCCACTAGCTGTATTGATGTTGATTGCAGCAAACTGGAATATGAAACGTGAGAAAGAAGATTTTGGGTTGGAGATATTTGCTGGAAACGCAGAAATTAAACCAGCACCACTACCAGAAGAATCAAAAAGTATAATTAAAGACTTCTTTAAACCAAAAGAAGCTAAAATTGAAACTCATCATCATGCTACAACAAAACATTTGGTAGATTTAGATGATGGGGTAGCGGTAGATGATCATATACATGTCGAACATTTACCAGAAAAACCACCTCGCCAACCATTAAGATGATCCAAGTTTTTGATAATGTATTCAGCGAACAAGAAGAAATAGAATTTGAACAAAACTTTCTAAAGATGCCATGGTATTTGTCTTCGGCAGATAACCATGCTAGTGTTACTTCTGATGTATACAATAAGTATGCAGATTCTAATACAATAGAAGGTATACAACTGACAAACTTCCTATTCATCGACAAACCAAACTCTCCCTATTATCCAGTCGGTGCGAAAATCCTAGAGCAGTTCTGCATAAGAACAAATACGCCAATATCTAAGCTGATAAGGATAAAGGCTAACCTACAGCTACCACAATCTAGAGAAGAAAATCAATATAATACACCACACGTGGACAATTATTCACCACATATGGTAGCCATTTACTACGTCAATGAATCTGATGCATCGACACTATTCTTTGATAAAGACTTTTATGTATACAAAAAGGTTCAATCCAAGCGTGGTAGAATGATAGTATTCTCTGGTGATAATTACCATGCTGGACAACCACCCACCAAAAACCCAAGAATTATTATAAATTACAACTTCCTGTAACCCTAAATACTTGTTAGTCCTATAATTATAACAACAAGTGGATTTAGAATGGAATTTTTCAAACTCGTAGCCGAAGTTGGCTTTCCCATTGCCGCAGCTATTGCTGGCGGTTATTTCGTATTTCTTACCCTAAAGTTCATTTTAGCTGGTGTAACATCATCAGTGAAGTCTATGCAGGGAATCATTATGGCTCTGGATAAGCGTGTAGCTGCAATGAACCATGATGTAATTAGAATCGATACAAAGGTTAGCCATGCCTTAGGTATTCCCCCAGATTTAGATAGAATAGCAAGAGCGGAGCAGTCTGATGCACGACGTGACTGAGTGTAAACATTGTGGAGCTTTGACTCCTAAAAATCAACCATGTAAAGAGTGTGGCTATGGATATAGTAGCATTAATTAACAAATTCGGTTTCCCAATAGTAGCAGCATTTGGGTTGGGATACTTCATTTACTATGTTTGGCAGTGGGTAACTACTGAAATTAAACCAGTAACAAGTGAAGCTAGTAAAGTTCTGGTCGATCTTATCGATCGAATTAGAATGTTGGATAACGACCTTATCCGTTTGAACCAGAAAGTGAATGTCATTTTGTCGTTACGAAAACAAAAAGAAGATAACGATGACATTTCTGTTAAGAAGTCTCATAATAGCGAGTCTAGTAGCAAGTAATTCTTATGCTGCGGAACTCGTGCACCAATTTAACTCCCCAGCTTTTAGTGGGGTTGGTTATTCATCACATGTTCTAACTATTGAGCAGTTAGAAACACAACGAAAACAAAAACTAAAAGACGAAGCTAAGGCTGCAGCTGATAAAGCTGAACGTGACGCTAAGAATACAAACTTAGCAAAATTCTTGGTTAATGTTGAATCTCGTATATACGCACAACTATCAAAGCAGTTAGCAGACTCTATGTTTGCTGAAAGTGGTGCGACGTCAGGAACAATGGATTTTCAAGGAACTAATATTTCTTGGGTGAAAACTGGCACCGATGTGACTCTCACTATTATTGAATCGAATGGTAATAGAACTGATATCACTGTGCCCATAGCCAGTTTCTCATTTTAAGGAATGGTATGTTTAAGAAATCTATAATCTCTCTGGCTTTAGCCAGTCTATTTACAGTAGCTAACGCACAGAATGCAATCCTAGTTAACGAATATGTTAAAGCAGGTGTCAATGCTACGACTGGAACATTAGGTTCTGGTGGTAACACATCTCCTGGATTATTGTATGATTCTACAGGAACAGGAACATTCAATACAGCTTACGACTACCTAACTCCAGGATCTCCTTTCGAAGGGTGGGCAGTTCGTATTGTTAATGGTGGAGTTGCTACTAACTACCACAATAATAATGCTTACGTTACTGATATTACTGGTGGTGCTTGGGTAGGAACTCCTACTTCATCTTCTGCTGTTTGGGCAGTTAGTCACTCAAAGTTTGATTTACAACATACATATAGTTTAGGTTCTGGTAAACAGTATCTAGATATCGCAACTAGAATTGAAGCTAAGATTGCGATGGATCAATTATACTTCGCTCGTTTCATTGACCCAGATGCTCGTGCAGCTGCTGGTGATAGCTCTTCTACAGACAACGTGCGTGGTTATGGTGTAATCCCAAGACAGAATGTCGTTTTCTCTGAAGCATTAACTTCAAGATACGCTTTAGGTTTATATACAACACAGGCTACTGGTTCTAACACTAGCATTAGCCCATACTGGTCATCAAACCCACAAGATTACTATAACAACACTAGCGGACATGATGTTGTTCGTGGTGACTATACGATCGGTATCTCTTTCCTATCAAGCAGTTTAGCTATCGGCGATATCGTAACTTATCGTTACGCTTATATCTTCGGACCATCTGCTTTTGCTTCTGCGTCTACTGCTATTAGTGGTGGTGCTGGTGGTGGTACTGCTGGAACAAGTTCCTTTGGAACATTAACCGATGTTGGTTCTGCTACAACTGCTGCTTCTGCGCCAGCAACTCCTACTGTTACTGGAACATCAGTAACTAATGAAGTTGTTGTTTCAACTGCAGTAGATTCTTCACTGCCAGTTATCACTGGTTCTCTTGCGCATCACGAAGCTAGTAAATCTTCTGGTCTTCAAACTATCGCAAGAACGACTACTACTAATGTAACAACACCATGGATTAGAACTACTGCGACTACTCCTGTTACAACTACATCTTATAGCGATTCTACTACAACTACTACACGTGGTTCTACTACAACTACCACTGAATTATATAACGTGGTCAACACAAGCGTAGCCAATGATAGTTTCTCTGGTCGCGCAGATCAGGCTGAGCAGTTTGATATTATTAAGACTGGATTATACAGAAACTTGAATCGTCAAAATGCTAGAAATGGTGTTGCTGATGATAAAGGTAGAGTTGCGATTAATCTTACTGGAACTAAGTTCAAGGGTCAGAACGGATACTCAGCCAACACTTCTGTCGCTGGTCTTTCATATGAAACTGATGTTGATAAGAACCTAATCGTTGGTGGTCAGATTAATAAAATCAATGGTAAGCTAACTGGTGTTGACACTAGCAATGCTGGATTAGATGGTTATCATTTCGGTGCCTTCGCTGACTATAATTCAGAAGAAGGAATCACTGTTCAAAATGATATCGGACATGCTAATATTAAAAATAATTATAGTAGAGTTATCGGTCCATTTTCAAACAGCTATTCTAATGCGTCTCAATCTACATGGTTAAGCACTAAAGTTCTTTCTCCAGAAGTTTATGGATTTAGACCATTCGTTGGGGCAACTGTTCTTAAGAATGGAACACCAACCAAGGTAGAATCTGGAAGCATTCAGTCTGCTCAAACAATCTACGGTAATACAACTACTCAAACTATTGGTGAGTATGGTGTTCAGTATTCAACAGATGTATTGGGTGGTAAGGTTATGACTGAAGTTGCTAAAACATCAAATGGAATAACTGAAGCAAGTTTGATTCTTTCTAAAGTAGATGGTGATATGACATAT